TAATAGAGCATTGGGAAAATGAAGTTGAAGGTTTAAAAAACGATCAAGACGGTTTGAATGAATATTACCGTCAGTTTCCAAGAACAGAGAAACACGCTTTCAGAGATGAAGCCAAAGAGTCTATATTTAATCTTACCAAGATATACGAGCAAGTAGACTATAATGAAGATTTAAAAAATACAGCGGTAGTTACAACTGGTAGCTTTGCTTGGGAGAATGGAATGAAAGATACTAGAGTAGTATTCTATCCTAATAAAGATGGTAGGTTTAAAATATCTTGGGTTCCTCCGAATAATCTTCAAAATCAGGTGATAATAAAGAATGGTACTAAATATCCAGGAAACGAACATATGGGTGCGTTTGGATGTGATAGTTATGATATATCAGGCACAGTAGATAAAAGAGGTTCTAATGGAGCTTTACACGGATTAACTAAATTTAGTATGGAAGACGCTCCTCCTAATTGTTTTTTCTTAGAGTATATATCAAGACCACAAACCGCTGAAATGTTTTTTGAAGATGTGCTTATGGCTTGCGTTTTTTATGGTATGCCTATATTAGCAGAAAACAATAAACCTAGATTACTGTATCATTTTAAAAGAAGAGGTTATCGAGGTTATAGTATGAATAGGCCAGATAAAGTTTGGAATAAACTATCTGTAACAGAAAAAGAAATAGGTGGAATACCAAATTCAAGTGAAGATATAAAACAAGCTCACGCAGCTGCTATTGAATCTTATATAGAAACCCACGTTGGTTATTTAGGAGAAGGTTATGGTAATATGTACATGCAAAGAACCTTAGAAGACTGGGCAAAGTTTAATATAAACAACAGAACAAAACACGATGCTTCCATAAGTTCAGGTTTAGCTATTATGGCTTGTAATAAAAACAGGTATACACCAGTAGCTAAAAAAGAATACAAAAGCATAAACTTAGGTATAAAAAAATACGACAACACTGGTGCGTCATCAAAAATTATTAAATAAATGAATATACAAACTAACACTAATAGTTCATTTCCTAGTCAAACAGTTAGCGATCAAGAAAAAGCAAGCTTAGACTACGGTATACAAGTAAGTAGAGCTATAGAGCAAGAGTGGTTTCAAAAAGGCGGATCAGGGAATAGATACGCTAAATACTACTCAAACTTTCATCAGTTAAGATTATATGCTAGGGGTGAACAAAGTGTTCAGAAGTATAAAAACGAATTATCAATCAACGGTGATTTATCTTATTTAAATTTAGATTGGACGCCTGTACCTATTATATCTAAGTTTGTGGATATAGTAGCAAATGGATTATCTAATAAATCATATGACATAACGGCTTTTGCACAGGATCCTTTTTCTGTTAAAAACAGAACAGAGTATGCAGAAGCTATAGAGAAAGATATGAATACCAAAAATGCCCTTATTAACTTAAAGGAAAATTTAGGTATGGATTTTTCTCAAACTCAAGACTTAGAAAACTTACCAGAAACAAACGAAGAGCTTGATTTACACATGCAAATGTCTTACAAGCAAAATGTAGAAGTTGCTGAAGAAGAAGTTATAAACACGGTTTTATCCGCTAATAAATACGAAGAAACAAAAAGAAGATTAGCTCACGATTTAACAGTTATAGGAATAGCAGCTACTAAAACTAGATTTGAAAAATCTCAAGGAATAGTTGTGGATTACGTAGATCCAGCTTGTATGGTTTACTCTTACACTGAAGATCCTAACTTTCAAGACATATATTATGTAGGTGAAGTTAAAGCTATATCTATACCAGAGTTAAAAAAGCAATTTCCAGACCTATCCAATGAGGAGATGGAAGAAATAGAGAAAAACTCAGGAAGATCTCAATACGTTACAGGTTGGGGTAATTATGACGAAAATACCGTTCAAGTAATGTATTTTGAATACAAGACTTATATGGATCAGGTTTTTAAAATAAAAAAGACTGAGCAAGGTTTGGAAAAAGCTCTTCAAAAAACAGATTCTTTTAATCCACCCAAAAATGATAATTTTGAAAGAATTTCTAGAAGCATAGAGGTTTTATATACTGGGGCTAAAGTTATAGGTACTAATACAATGCTTGAATGGAAGATGGCTGAAAATATGACTAGGCCAAATGCTGATACTACAAAAGTAGAAATGAATTACTGTATTAGCGCACCTAAAATGTATAAAGGACGTATAGAGTCTGTTGTGAGTAAAATAACAGGTTTTGCTGATATGATTCAGTTAACTCATTTAAAACTACAACAAGTGATGTCTAGAATAGTGCCTGATGGCGTATTTTTAGATATGGACGGTTTAGCTGAAGTTGATTTAGGTAATGGAACAAGTTACAATCCAGCTGAGGCTCTTAATATGTATTTTCAAACAGGATCCATAGTAGGTAGATCACTAAATCAAGACGGTGGTTTAAACGCAGGTAAAGTTCCTATTCAAGAATTAGCAACGTCATCTGGTCAAGCTAAAATACAAAGTTTGATAGGTACTTATCAGTATTATTTACAAATGATAAGAGATGTAACTGGTTTAAATGAAGCTAGAGACGGAAGCTTACCTGATAAAGATGCTTTAGTAGGTGTTCAAAAATTAGCAGCAAATGCTTCAAACACAGCTACAAGACATTTATTGGATTCTTTACTTTTTATAACTTTACGTGTTTGTGAAAACATAAGTTTAAAAGTAGCTGATCTAATTGAAAACCCTTTTACTGAAAATTCATTAATGAACTCTATAAGTACTTTTAATACAAATACGTTAAAAGAGTTTATGGAATTGCAGTTGCATGATTTTGGTATTTTCTTAGAGTTAGAACCTGAGGAAGAAGAAAAAGCTTTGTTAGAGAAAAATATACAAATAGCTTTACAAACCGGAGGAGTAAGCTTATCTGATACTATTGATATTAGACAAATAAAAAACATTAAGATAGCTAATCAGTTCTTGAAGCTTAAGCAAGAAAAAAATATTAAAAGAGAGCAGGAACAGAAGCAAGCTAATATACAAGCGCAAGCACAAGCAAACGCTCAAGCGTCAGAAGCAGCAGCTATGGCAGAAGTTCAAAAGCAACAAGCTTTAGCTCAAACTAAAATACAAATAGAGCAATCAAAATCTCAATTTGATATTCAAAAGCTACAACAAGAGGCTGAGATTAAAAAGCAATTAATGGAGGTAGAATTCCAATACAACATGCAATTAGCTCAAGCTCAATCCGAAGTGAAAAAGGATAACGAAAAATATAAAGAAGATCGTAAAGACGATAGAACAAAAATACAAGCAACTCAACAAAGCGAGTTAATTGATCAAAGAAAAAATGATTCTTTACCAAAGAATTTTGAATCTGCAGGGTTTGACAACCTCGGAGGATTTGGCCTAGAACAATTTGAACCTAGGTGATAACTATTTACTAATTTTATAATATTATATCATGTCAGAAACAATTAAAGTAGATCTTAGAGAAGGTCCAAAAAACGTAGAAGATAACGTTGCTAAAGTAGATTTACCTGAAACAAAAACAGAAGAGCAAGAAGTTGTTCAAGAAACAGAAGAACCCAAAGTTGAGCTTGAGGAGTTAACTCAAGATAACGAAGAAGAGGTTATTACATTAGGAGAGGTACCAAATGATTCAACCGAAGAAGAAATTCAACAAGTTATTGAGTCTACACCTAATTATGATTTACCTGAAAACGTAGAAAAGCTAGTTGACTTCATGAAAGAAACTGGAGGAACTGTACAAGATTACGTTAGGTTAAATGCAGATTACAGTAATGTTGATTCAGATACATTACTAACAGAATATTACAAACAAACAAAATCACATTTAGATGCTGCTGAAATTGATTTCTTAATGGAAGACAGTTTTGAATTTGACGAAGAAATAGATGAGGAGCGAGACATCCGCAAAAAGAAACTCGCAAAAAAAGAAGAGGTTGCAAAAGCGAAAAAGTTTTTAGAAGGTCTGAAAGACAAATATTACTCGGAGATCAAGTTGAGACCAGGTATGTCGCCAGAACAGAAAGAAGCTTCGGAGTTTTTTAACCGATATAATGAGAATCAGAAAGTAGCTGAGCAACAGCATTCTGCGTTTAAAGAAAGTACTAAACAAATGTTTAACCAAGATTTCAAAGGTTTTGATTTCAAATTAGGTGAAAAAACATTTAGATATGGTATTCAAAATGTAAGTAAAGTTGCAGAAAACCAATCAAACATTAATAACCTTATTGGGAAGTTCCTAAATGACAAAGGTGAAGTAGTGGATACGAAAGGTTATCACAAAGCTATTTATGCTGCTGAAAATGTAGATACTATTGCAAAACACTTTTATGAGCAAGGCAAGGCTGATGCAGTGAAAGACGTAGTTGCAAAATCTAAAAACACTAGCGCAGAAGCGAGGTCGACGGCGCCTTCTGAAGTTACTGTTGGTGGATTTAAAGTACGAGCAATAAGCGGTGTTGATTCTTCAAAATTAAAGATTAAAAAAACATTTAACAATTAAACA